CCCAATAAAGAGAGTAAATATTTAACTCATCTTGCTAATTTTGGAAACGATGAGCAAATATTAATTTCAACTTGGGAAAATGATAATTGGACATTATCTAAAAAATCTAAAGATGAATTAGGTAATGAAATAGTAAAATCTGGAGATACGGTTGAATCTATTTTATTAAAGCTATACGAACCACTCCCAACCAATATTATTCCAAATTCTACTTTTTGGATTACAAAATTAATGGCAAACCCATTAGTTGAAACTGTTATATTAACAGAACAAGCTGGCTTAACGTGCCCTCCACTAAAAGGTCCTAATTTTAATATAGATATAGATTATGTAAAAGGAAATTCTACTAATTTTGAATCCTTAGATAACTTAATATTGAGCTCATCAACCTCTAATACAGAATTAGTGGCAAAATATTTAAGTGGTTCTACGTTTGATTCTGTAGACTTAAACATAAAATACGCAGATGATACTGAATATTTTTGGGATAATTTTGTACACTTTAGTTCAGCTAAAGAAAGAATAGATAATTTTGTTTATAAAGTTCAACTAATAGAGGCATATGATAATTTAGTATTATCCGCATCTACAAATGTATATGGACCAGGATTTGACCCAACATATACATCATCCGTTGCATCTATTCAAGAAGTAGAAAGACAAACTACTAAAAAGAATCAACTTATAAACGGCTTCGATGGGTTTGAAAAGTTTTTATATACATCATCATCGCTAAGCTGGCCGCATGATATCAATGGAGATAGATTACCATCATCCGATACTGGAAGTGTTAAACCTTGGTACGATAATATTATAGAATTAGCAACGATATATGATAATAATAATCAAAACTATGTATTAAATAATATACCACAATATATTATAGCAAATGAAAACAATGATAGTTTACTATTATTTTTTTCAATGATTGGACAGCATTTTGATTCAATTTATTACTATACAAAATCAATAGAAAAAAGTAGAGGATTGGGATACAAAAAATCGGATGGTATATCTGATAAATTATTATTCGATACTCTTAAATCATTTAGTTGGGATGCTAAAAATTTAGCAGTAGATGAACAATTATGGAAATATGCATTTGGAATGGATTCAAATGGAAATACTGTAAACTCAAATCCAGCTAAAGAAAGAACCAATGAAGTTTGGAGAAGAATTGTAAATAATTTACCTTATTTATTAAAACACAAAGGTACAAGACGAGGTATATATGCTCTTATGGCTTGCTATGGTATCCCTTCATCTAATCTTTCAATATTAGAATTTGGTGGACCAGAAGTAAGCGATGGTGCAACAAAAAGTAAATTAGTTATGGATAACATAACAACTGCTTTATCATTAACAAATGGCTCTCAATTAAAAATAGATTGGATTAATACCGATTTGGGTAGAAAACCTGATACAATAGAATTTTTTGTAAAACCAAAAGAATTTAAAAATTCAACACTAATATCAGGAAGCGGTTGGGATTTATCGATAGTAACATCATCTTTAGATTCTGATTTTGGAAACATAGAATTTCACATATCATCATCCACAAGACAAACTATAAGTTTAGCAAACTTACCAATATTTAATAATAGATTTTTTGGTTTAGAAATTGTTAGAAGTGGAAGTGCTGGGAGTGAGGTAATTACATTGAATGTTAGACAAGCCGATAAAGAAAGAACTATATTTGAACAAAGTAGCAGTATAACACTTTCAGTTGGCTCTAATTGGGAAAGTGGTTCTCAGATATCAGTAGGAAATAATTTTATAGGCTCATTAGATGAGTTCCGTTTTTGGGAAACGCCATTAGATAAAGGAAGATTCTTCGAACACGTTTCTTTTCCAGAAATGATTAATGGAAACCACATATCAGCATCAACTGATGATTTATTTTTACGATTGGATTTTGAATTTCCTAAGAATTTAAGTACTTATCAATATATTCCTAATGTAGATACTAACATATATTTTAGTAGTAGCCTATCTAGAAATGATTACGAAAGTGGTAGTTTAGCAGAAATCTATTCTGTTAAAAATACATTTATACCATTTGTAACTGCCAGCGGATTCACATCAGAAGCATCTTATCCTCATAATTTTGAAGCAATAGATAGAACTATCGTTTTAGAAATACCTGATTTGGGCGCCGGAAGATATTCAACAAATAAAATTAGATTTGAATCACAAACATTGGTTTCAGATTTATCATATAAAAGTAGAGCAACTAAGAAAGCATTTGACCAATCACCAACAGATTCAAATAGAGTTGGTTTATTCTTCTCTCCTACAAAGGAGTTAAATATTGATATTGCAAAATCATTTGGTGGAATAAATTTAGATAACTATATTGGTGACCCATCGGATAGATATAAAGATAGTTATAAGAGTTTGGATAAGTTAAGAAATTACTATTTCCAAAGATTTGATGGTAGAGATATTTACGCATACATTAACTTAATCAAACTATATGAGAAATCTATGTTTGAAGATATTAAGAAGATGCTGCCTGCAAGAGTTAAAGCTACTACTGGTTTATTAATTGAACCACACTTCTTAGAAAGAAATAAACACCAACATAAAAAACCATCAGGAGAACACAATGATTATATATCATCAATAGAATATGGTGATGATTTATTAAGTGGAGAAAATATACAAAAAGAAGTAATTCTAAATGCTAATTCGGAATATATATTAAATGGTGATAACTATCAAAAGTTAGCCACAATAAATACAGCATCTGTTGAAAGACTTACTGGTGATAGTTATCAAAAAGATGGAACTATTTTAGCAAATGATACTACAAAATTAGAATCAGAGTCATATCAATATAGTGTTAACATAGATAGTATATTAGGAGAACCAACAATTTTAACCGAAATCGATTTGATAAATTCAAATATAATTGTAGGACAATCCGATTTAGAAACACTTGGGTTTGGTATTTTTGCACAAAGTGGTTCAGCAATTAGAACATATTATGATACAAATGGTAATCTTAAAAAAGAAAGAGTTAGAGCCCAAATTATCAAAGAAACTAAAACTAGAGAATATGTATATTTGACTGGAAGTGTAGGAGTAAGTGGTCTTTATAATAAAATTGGAACTGAAACATATGTTGAAACTAGATTAAATATACAACCATTTTCCGGTTCAAAACAATTAGTTTCTACAAACTCAAATATAGAAATTATTCCATTAGATGGGTACGCTAAAACACATTATAGAAACACAACGGATTTGACTAGAGGATTACAAAATTCTTTCTATAAGGGTTCAAAAAATACAGCAGCAACTACATTAGATGGTACACCGCCGGTTGAAACATTCTTAACAAATCCAAATACGTTGAGAGTTAATAAAGCTGGTAGAGATGCAAGTGAACCTATATTGGAAGTGGAATAACGGAATTTTAAAATTATTATATTTATAAACAAAGATAATTAAAACACTATGGGATATTTAAGTAACAACGAATTGACGGTTGATGCAATTCTTACTAAAAAAGGTAGAGAAAAATTAGCAGGAGGACTGGGATTAAACATTACTCAATTTGCATTAGCAGATGATGAGATTGATTATTCTCTTTACGAACCAGCACATCCATTGGGTTCTGCATATTATGATTCAGCAATTAAAAATATGCCAGTAATAGAAGCATCTCCAGATGAAACCCAAGTAATGAAATATAAATTAGTTACACTTCCAAAAAATACAACTAGAATCCCAGTTGTTGAATTTGGTGTACCAAATATAGCAGTTAACCAAAGAAGTGGTGAAGTTGCTTTATCTCCAACTACATCTCCAGCCGGAAATAGAAGATTAGGATATACAATTGTTCTTTCTAATAAAAATGCGGGTGATATTGTAGGAGAAGGAGTAACAGCAGATGTTGGAACTGTACCTATTTTTATTGGCGATGATGTATCAGCAACGGCAGCAGTAGCAAAAGGATTAACTTTCAAATTTATTCCAAACCCATCTTTAACTTCAACCATAAAAACAACTATAACTGTGTATGGTAACGAAACGGGTGGTTCACAAACAATTCCAATAACCGTAACATACGTTCAATAATATAAATTATGGCAATAATTAGAGATAATCGAGGAGCACTTTTAGCAAGTAATTTATCACAATACTTGGCCGGCGCTGCAAACACCGCTGGTACTCCCATTGATACAACTGAATTAGTAAGTATTGTAAATCAATTCTTAGGACAAGGAGAGCAGATTAGTTCAGATTTGACAACCATAACTAATGGTATTTATAAAAAGTTTGGTTCAATTGATAAGGTAACAAATAGAACCGAAGTTGTAACTTCTGGTATTTGGAGTGGAGATAGTGGTTCTTTAACCGATTTTCACACTTCATCCGCACAAAGTTCTTCATATAGTGGTAAATACTACTTAGATGTTTATAACGCAGTTACATCATCAACATCAGCTGAAGTTCAGTTCTCAATTGCATACGGCCACATTAGTGGTGGAGGCGCACCAACTTTAGACCAAACTGATAGTTCTACATTGCCAACTAAAGCAATATATTCACAATTCCGTAATTTATTATTGGATAGTGGCGATACATACTTTAGTGTATACAATGGTACATCGGCAGGTGCAAAGAATTTGGATGATATATTTGCAATAAATGTAAATAGAGCTAGATATAAAGAAAAATTAGATCCAGGTAATATTCAATTAAATTTAAAAAATGGAAGTACTACTATTTCACTAATTGATGATTCTGGCCAAACTGAAACAGTTGGTTCTAGTGGTAGAGTATTTAATATGGTGAGTGGGGCATTGAATATAGGAACTGCAAATGAAGGAACTATTAGTTCTGTAACTGCTTCCAATGGACAAGGATGGGGATTGTTTTATCCAGATGCTGGTATTATATTATTAAACCCAATGGCTGTAGCAGCTGGTATCGGGGTATCATTTACTTCAGAATCAGCAGCAAATACATATGGTAACGTAACAAATAATATGAAATTATACCAAGCAATTAGTGCAAGTGGTGATTTCCAAGCTCGTAGAACTGAAAACGTTTCTACTTCACATTATTTCGTAAGAGCAAACAATAGAGAATTTAATTTCTCAAACAACCCAACATTTGTAACGGGGTCAGTAGGAGCATTTGTTCAACCAACATTTGAAAGAGACCCTAAAGTGTATATTACAACTGTAGGTTTATACGATGATGCAAATGAATTGTTAGCAGTTGCTAAAGTTTCTAAGCCAATTGAAAAATCATTTGATAAAGAAGTTGCGATTAAAGTTAAATTAGACTTTTAATCAGAGAATAGGATTTATAACTAACAAACTACCCCCTTCAATGGGGGTTTTTTGTTAATTCAATATTTATAGTTGATATGTTAAAAAGAATACCAAAATCGGATATTAGTATTAGACCTTTCAAAGCTTATAAGGAATGGTCTTTTAGCGATAATTCAACCGAAATTGATTTATTAGAAGCTAATATTAGTTCTAGCGAAATATATAATGGAATTCAAAAAAATTCATTATATGGACAACTTAGAGCTCAATTTTATAATGGAAATGAAGATAATCCGTTTTTAAGATTTGGGAACAAAACGTTGGGATACAACATTAATACTATTAGTAAAAATAGATTTTTATCAAATGATGCTAAAGTAATATCTATACCACAAAAATATGTTGGCGAAGGAATTAAACAAGGGTCTTTTGTTCTATTGGATGGAGCAAACAAATATATAGATGATTCAAATGGTAATTTAGTTAATGCCTCCGGCGATAGAATTACAATTAGTTTAATAGATAATCAGAGCCAACAATTTAATTTTATTGATTTGGTATCAAACGAATATTCCGCATCAATGCTAACCGCACCCGCTTTGTCTTTTAATTTAGAAAATGGTACATTGAGTTTAATATATAATTCTATAACATATTCAATGAACTTAACTTCGTTTGATATTGATACAGGAATAATGATAGTAGATGATATACCATTTTTACCAGAAGAATCTCAAGGTATTAAAATTGGAAACATATTTTATTCACAAGGACTATTTGTTATAACAAGAAATGTAAATGATTTACTATTATCAGATTGGGAATTAAACTATAAATCAACCGAAACGATTTATGAAAATGAATTTTTACTAATTGTAGAACCGGATGAGTTTAACATATCAACAAACCCATCAGCTGTTGTTGTTGTAGGAGAAGAAAAATCAACCTTTGAAGAAACAAATGGTGTAATTAAAAAAGTTGTAACTAATCCTGGTGTAAAATATATTAGAAAATTATCAACATTAGACACTGGAGAAATATTAGATTACAGATACAGTGGTTCAACAGGTAATGTAAAAGCCGGATTTGAACAATACGAATATAGTTCATCTTTAGATTCTACTGGTTCATTTTTGGCGCCATTTATAACAACAATAGGGTTATATGATGATAATTGTGATTTAGTTGCAGTAGCTAAGTTACCACAACCAATTAAATCAGAACCATCATTACCAATAAATTTTATTGTTCGTTTTGATACTTAATTTTATATTTATAACTAAATAAAACACATTATGTCTAAAATATTAGAAACATACGAAGCACAAAAATCAGCATTAGGTGTTGATAAAATAGGGTTTGATGCAGGAGTTGCAGCAAAAACTCCATATACTACAAACGATTTGAAAAATGTAGATGAACAAATTTTAACAGCTGCAAAATTCAAAACCGGCAGAGGTGGTGAATTATCTGAAAAAAAATATTCAGATACTATAAAGAAATAAAAAAATTTGATGTCAAAAAAAGTTACAAAAAAGAACAACTCTAAATGGGTTGCTAAAAAGTATGGATTTAAATCCGGACTTGAAGAAAATATTTCCAATCAAATTGCAAGTAAGGGAATCAAAGTAGAATATGAAACTGAAAAAGTTCCATATATAATTCCTGCATCAAATCACACATATAGTCCTGATTTTAAATTACCAAATGGTATTAGAGTAGAAACAAAAGGTAGATTTGTTGCAGCTGATAGAAAAAAACACCTGTTAGTTAAAGAACAAAACCCCCAATTGGATATACGTTTTGTATTTTCCAATTCAAAAAACAAAATCACAAAAAGGTCCAAAACAACGTATGGAGATTGGTGTGATAAAAATGGATACAAATACGCAGATAAAGAAATACCAGAAGAATGGTTTTTAGAACCATAAAAATTTGGTATTTTCAAATATTTGTAGTATATTTGGGTTGTGTTAAGTAGCAATGATAAAAATAAGGTAATTAATGCCCTTACTAATGTATTGGGTAGCGGAATAACCCTAAAAGGGAATGAAATAGCATATTACTGCCCTTTTTGTAATCACCACAAACCAAAACTACAAGTTAATACCGAAACCCAAAAGTGGCATTGTTGGACTTGTAATAGTGGTGGTAAAAAACTCACATCTTTACTTCGTAAATTAGATGTAGATAGGAAAACCATATCTATTATTAGAGAAATCTATGGCGATAGTAATTGGACTCCACAGCAAGAAGATGCTGAAACAAAAGTATTCATTCAACTCCCCAAAGAATTTATTTCATTAGCAGAAGAACCAAAGGGATTTAATCCCGAATACAAACACGCTATGTTCTACCTCACACAAAGAGGAATAGGTATAAAAGATATTATTAAATATAATATTGGTTATTGTAAAGAGGGATTATATAGCCGTAGAATAATTATACCATCGTATGACTCAAATGGACAATTAAATTATTTTGTTTCTCGTTCATATTATACAGAAGAGAAAATGAAATATAAAAACCCACCAATTAGTAAAAATATAATAGGATTTGAATCTCAGATAAACTGGAAAGAGCCAATTATATTATGTGAGGGAGTGTTTGATGCAATAACAATTAAAAGAAATGCAATTCCATTATTGGGTAAGTTTCCTTCCAAACAATTGGTTGAAAAAATTTTTATGATTGGAGTAAACAATATCATTATTTCATTAGATAATGATGCAATCAATGAAGCACTTAAAGCAGCTGATTATTTTAGAAAAAATGGAATTAATGTAAAGATGATGTATCTAAAAGATAAAGATGCATCGGATATGGGTTATGAAAAATTTTATGAAGAACTTAGTAAAACTAAAGAGTTTTCATCTGAAGATTTACTATTAAACAAAATAAATTCACTATGATTTTAAAAACAATTTACCACATTGCGGATATTCATATTCGTAATGTACAAAGACACAAAGAATATAGAAAAGTCTTTGAAAAAATGTTTGAAGAAATCCGTAAAAGAGGTACGGAAAATTCACTTATTTATTTGGCAGGTGATATTGCACACGCTAAGTTAGAGCTATCTCCTGAATTAGTTAGAGAGATTAGTTGGCTATTTACGGAATGTTCTAAACATTGTGAAACTATCCTTATTACAGGTAATCACGATTGTAATATGAATAACTCTGATAGATTGGATGTACTTACTCCAATTGTAGAAGCCCTAAATTTACCAAACTTTACATACCTAAGAGATACACAAGTATATTCAATTGGTGGTATTGATTTTGGAGTATTTAGTATTTTTGATGATAAAGCAAATTGGCCAAAAGCTAATACTCTATCTGCTAATAAGAAAATCGCATTATTTCACGGACCCGTTGATAATTCCCAAACTGATGTTGGATATGTAGTAAGTAGCAGGCATTTTACTACTGATATGTTTGATGGGTATGATTTAGCTTTATTGGGAGATATTCACAGAAGACAAACTATGATTTCGCCAAGCGGTTGTAAGGTGGTTTACGCTGGTTCATTGGTACAGCAAAATTTTGGTGAAAGTTTAGAAGGACATGGATTCTTAGCTTGGGATATTAATTCAATGAAATACGAAGCAATTGATATTCCAAATGAATATGGATATTACACTTTGGATGTGGATAATGGTATAGTTCCTATTGTAAACGATATGCCTAAAAAGCCTCGTTTGAGAGTTCGTTTATCTAATACCGATACCGCTGATACTAAAAAAGTTATCACTGAAATTAAAATGAGGTATGGTGTCGAAGATTTTACAATCATCAGAACCGATTCATTTAATAAGCAAAAAACTGGAAATAGATTAAGTAAATTAGATTTTGAAGATGTAACCGATATTAATCATCAAAATACATTGATAAAAGAGTATGTTCAGAGAATGATGCCATTTACAACCCAATCGGATTTAGATGGATTGGAAGTAATAAATAGAGATATTAACAGCAGAATAACGCAGGAAGAAATACATAGAAATATCCATTGGAAACCCATTAAGTTTACATTCAGTAATATGTTTTCATATGGTGAAAAAAATAAAATAGATTTTCAAAAAATTGGAGGATTGATGGGATTGTTTGCACCAAATGCAGCTGGTAAATCTTCTTTATTTGATGCCATTTCATTCTGTCTATACGATAAAAGTAGTAGAGCATTTAAAGCTCAAAATATTATGAACAATCGTAAATCTAATTTTGAATGTGAATTACACTTCCAAGTTAATGGAATAGATTTTTTTATTAGAAGAACTGCTAAAACGATTAACAAAGGTAAAAACGTAAAGGTAGATGTAGAATTTTGGAAAGAGGATGCCGGAGTTATTACATCACTAAACGGAACGGAGAGAAGGGATACAAATGCAGTAATTGAACAATACGTTGGTAAGTATGAAGATTTCGTATTAACTTCTTTATCTTTACAAGGTAACAACTCTATATTCATTGATAAATCGCAATCGGAGAGAAAAGATTTATTAGCACAATTTATGGGATTAAATGTGTTTGATAAATTATATGAAACAGCAAGCGAAGATATAAAGGAAGTAGCAGTACTTATCAAAAATTTTAAGAAAACCGACTTTACGACAGAGTTGGCTGAAAAAGGGTTAGAGAAGCAAACCAAGAAATCGGAGTTAAGAGTAAAAGAAAAGGAGTTAGAAACAAAAACAAATGATGTAGAAGATTTATCTAATAGAATATTGGGATTAACAAAAGAGTTAGTGCCGGTGGATGCAAATTTAGATTTAGATAAATTAGAAAAGAAAAAGAACCAAATTGGATTTGATATTCTACACGTACTTTCAGAAGAAAAAAATAAGAAAGCTAAATTAGATGAATACATACAAAGCATTTCGGAAATATCGCAATCTATTGAAGAACACAAAACTATTAATGGTAAACCAATTGAAGATGCTAAAAAGGAATGGGATGAGTATAAAAGTGAGATAAATGAAACCGAACATCAAATTCAGTTATTAGAACAATCCTTAGAATCTAATAGAGAAAAACTTTCACATTTGAAACAACATGAATATGACCCAAATTGTAAGTTTTGTATGAATAACGTTTTCGTAAAAGATGCGTTAGAAACAAAATCTAAAGTTGAAGAGCAAGAAGATAAGTTAACTGAATTGGGTAATAAGCATCAATCTTTAATTCAACAGGCATCTTATATAGCAGATGTGGAAGAACAATGGGATTCTTTAGTTGAGTTAAAATCTAAGTATCAGAAAGCAATTGTGATTAAAGAAAAAACAATTGCCGAATTAAATGGATTTGAAACTCAAAAACAATTGTATGATACTCAATTGGAGCAAGTAAATGCAGATATTCAAAAGTATCACGATAATGAAGATACGATTAAACGTAATAAACAAATAGAATCCGTTATTGAAGGTTTAAATAAAACCAAAGGTGAAATAGAATCCGAAGTAAAATCACTTAACAAACAAATATCCGATTTGAATAGCTCTATTACTCAAATACAATCGTTTATAGACAATGTAAAGGATAAGATGGATGAAGTTAAGGAATTGGAAGAAAAGAGTCGCCTATACACCTATTATATCGATTCTGTAAAGAGAGATGGTGTTCCATATGAACTCATTTCGAAAGCAATGCCTGTTATTGAAAATGAAATCAATAATATACTTGCGCAGGTTGTAGATTTTAGTATCGTAATGGATATCGATGGTAAATCTATTAATGCAAAGATTGTATATGAAGACCAAGAATGGCCGTTGGAGATGTGTAGTGGTATGGAGAAGTTCGTAAGTGGGTTGGCTATTAGAGTAGCTCTGATTAACATATGTAACCTACCCCGTCCTAACTTCTTAGTAATTGATGAAGGATTTGGTACGTTAGATGCAAATAACTTATCATCGTTATTTATGATGATGCAATATTTAAAAACTCAATTCGATTTTATATGGATGATTTCTCACTTAGAACAAATGAGAGATATCGTAGATGGATTGATAGAGATAAAAAAGATAGATGGATTTAGTAAGATTGATTTTTAACCTTATCAGCTCTTAACACACTCGCTTGAGGTTTAGTAACACCAACGTGTTTTTTAATTAAATTCTCTACTAAGCTCCCCATCTTAAACCCATGTTCTTCACAATATTTTTTGAGAAGTTCGTGGGTTTCTTTTTTTATTTGCAACATAGCATATTTCATAACTTTATATTTCTTTAGTTTTTATTAGTTTTCTTTATATAAATATGAAGATAATATTTTTTTGAAATATTTATCTTTGTAACCCCAAAAAGATACAATGGCAATTTTAAAGAAAACCCTTTTTGATGAAAGTTTAGAAACAGTCAATGTTTTAGTAAACGATACTGACCCTAATAGTAGATATTTTAAAATAACAGAATTACCCGATACATTTACGGGTGGTAAAAACGCATTCCTTATTCAAGGTTCTCCGGAATTGGTTTCGGATACTATTGTAAAAATTCAAATAAGAGATTCACAGGGTAATATAATTTATCACGAGCCAGGCGAAGGTATTCCAGAGTATTTTGAAGGAACTTCTAAAGTAGTTGCTGTTTACATATACCCCGATACTGCATTTGGCCCATGTACAATTACCATATTAGGTGAATTAAGTGAATACGTTTCAAACGGAGTTAGAGTGCCAGTTCCTGAAAATTGGAAAGATACTTACAATGTAAGATGGGAAAAGCAAATAAACGTAAATCCAATTTTAGCAAATACATCTAAAATAAGATTCTATCGTAGACCTAAAATTGATATAACAGAATCAATACTTCCAATTTATAATAGAAACGTAAGTAGAGTAACCATATCGGGTTCAGTAAATGGTACTCCTATACTTCCATCTGCTGGAGAAGATTATAGAACATTTAACGGGGTATCACGATACGAATTATCTCTAAATGGTTTATCTCAATTTTCCGAATCTATGGAAAGAGAAACCATTCAAATAAACGGATTGGCTAAACCATATTCACCAATCCTAACAGACGTTACAACCAATAAAAAAGCATTTATTGATGTTCCATATTATATAACTGGCTCATCTTTACCAAATTATTATTCAGTTACCGCATTTACTTCAGCATCATATACAATGTCATACGATGCAGATGTAACATTAACTGATTCGGCAATCAATTCATCGTTTGCTACAATTAATATTACTGATTTAGAAACATTTAGTGGCGATGTAAATCGAATCAAAGTTTACGCAAGTTCTAAAAACGATTTAGGAGATTTTCAATTATTAGAAGATGTTCAATTGGAAAGTAATGAATTATTACTAACATCATCTTTTGCAAATCAACTAAACGTTAGGACTGGTTTATTTACCAATGCTATATTATCATCGTTTTGGACATCATCGGCAATTGAGGCAGGTGTAAACCTTAGTGTTGATAATACAACTCTTTTAAAATCCGTTTTACTAACGCCACAAAGTGATTATAGTTCATCGGTTGGACTATTTAAATTTTACAATAAAGAATCAGTAAACTTTACAAAAAATACAGAATATCAATTAGATTTTACACCATTGTTATCTGCAGCAGCTGATACATTTGGAGGTATTGAAGTTTATATGAGTGGTTCTGCATTTACTCCAACATCATTAGAAACAAACTATGGTAAGAAGATTGGAGAATTAACAACAAACACTCAATTTAGAAAATACGATAAACAACAAATAAACTTTAAGCCCGATGCGGATGGAGTTGGTAATTTAGTATATGTTGTAAAGGGCGGTGTATGGCATATTAGTGATATAAGTTTAAGAGCGGCACAAGAATCATCTTTTTCTCCAAATGAAATTACATTGACTGTAAATGTGCCGGTTAAAATCAATAATGAAACATTTGATTTCAAATTTGAATTATACGATATAAATAACAATTACGTTCCCGTTTTATTAGAAGAAGAATTTACGTTTAGTGGAGGTAATGATGTTGATGTTAGGAGGGATTTACAATTAAACGTTTCTAACAACTCATTTAACTTTTCAACGGCATCCGTTTTTCCACAATTCATAACAATAGACTTTACAAAGACGGGATTGACGGGGTCTGTTACATTCCAATCACAATCGGTTGATGTAAATGGAAACCTAATTACAGGCACACCAAAACCCGGAACATTAGATTATGTAGATGTTGATACGAGAACATTATCTTTAGCAAACTTTACAGGTTCTTCCGCATTAGGAGCAACTGTTGGAGCAATTACATATACGGCTAGTTGTGAAGATGTTAATAGATACTTTACAATTTTTAGAATAGACCAAGGTGCACCTGCAAGATTATTCTATGCTACGGCAGATAAAAATAGCTTTGTATTTGACCCGGATGATAGATACAAATCGGATATAGCCGATGATTATATTGATATTCGTTTGGTAAGACAAAATTTACCATCATATGAAGATGAAGGATTTAATATCACATCGGGCTCTGAAGTTGGAACACCACCGCCATTACATGAAATAGAAAGTATTGGAAATGCGACTGTTTATAGATTATTTGTAACATCATCTACACACCCATATAGTGCAACACCAATTTCGGGAAGTGGATATGTTTATGATTTTGGACAATCCCATTATGATTTTAAATATGATACTGTTGATGGAGATTTTACTTCATCGGTAACAATTGATGCGGTACTAAAAGGAGATAAAGGTAAAGGGTTGATAGCAACATCGGATGCAAATCAGTTTTTTTATAAGATGACTGATTTATCACCTATCCCATCTTCACAAACCATAACAATATTAGCAAAAAGATTAAACTTAGGAAGTTTAACAAACACTATAACTGTAACAAGCGGTAGTGGAGTTCCTGCTTTATCAGCACCAAACTATGAAGGAAATGGTGTTACATCTTACACAATTTCAGCTGGGCAATCCTCAAATTACCAATATAGTACCGGCGTACAAACATACACATTTACGGCATATGATTTAAATGGCACCGCATATAATGATGAAGTTACATTATCATCGGTTATTGCCGAATCACAAATATCGGTAAACTTAACAAACGAAAACGCAACTTTGCCAGCTCGTTCAACGGGGTGGGTAGCAAGTGGTTCATTTGTTGCAACAAGTGGTTCGGTAAGTGTAAAAGTAGGTGGTGAAGATATTACAAGAGAAGAAGGATTATCAACAAATAATAGATTTGATGTAATTTCAGTTACGGGTACAAATTGTACTCCAAATGGTGGACAGGGGTCTAATCCATCAGATGCTACATATGGAATTACAGAATTAACTGCCGATAGCGGTTCTTTAAGTTTGGTTATAAGATATAGAGATGGTAGAGGTTCAACAACCGATATAACAAAGGTTGTAACTTACTCAAAAGCAAAAGCTGGAGTTCCTAATGTTGTGGTAGCAGTTACGCCATCGGCTCAAACAATAGAAGCTAATTCAAAAGGTAGTGGTTCTGCTACTCCAAATTCTCTTACAATAACTGCATTAGAAGGTAACACAACTGCATTTGCCTCTTTAGGTACACCAACATATACAAATGGATTAAGTGGAACTACATCTACAAATACTTTAACATTTACTTCAAACGCATCATCAATGTCTGCTGATACGGGACAAGTAACAATTCCGGTAAACT